CTATCTTATAGACGGCAATATCTTTATTTACTATGATGGAGTTCACCTCTATCATTTACCCGCAAATAAAGTAGTTATTCATACAGACCCAAAGACCTATATTAGTGGTTATACCTTTGACGGTCTAGTAGATTATGGTCCAGAAGAAGTCATCCATGTAAAAGACAACTCTTTCTACTCTATGTATAGAGGTATCTCTAGGCTTAAAGCTGCAACTAAGACTATGTATCTTCTAGAAAGACTTAGAAGATTTCAGCTTAAGTTCTTTACTAATGGGGCTGTGCCAGGTCTAGTATTAAAAAGCCCAGATGTTCTTAGTGATAAGATTAAAGACAGAATGCTAGAAACATGGACGGCGCGTTACTCCCCCGAAGGGGGAGGTCGGCGCCCGATGATATTAGATGGGGGTCTTGAGATTGACAGCATTTCTAATGTGAACTTCAAAGAGCTGGATTTTCAGAGTGCCTGTAAAGAATGTGAAGATACTATCTTGAAGGCTTTAGGAGTTCCTCCTATTCTTTTAGATAGTGGAAATAATGCTAATATCTCCCCCAATCTAAGACTTTACTTTCTAGAGACTATTATTCCTATTATTAGGAAGGTCAATGCAGCCTATTCTAGATTCTTCGGTTATGAAATTTATGAGGATGCTACTGATGTAGCAGCTATGCAGCCTGCTCTAAGAGATCAAGCTGCTTACTTCTCTAGCCTAGTAAATGGAGGTATTCTTACCCCAAACGAAGCCCGATTAGCTTTAGGAAAACCTCCTCTAGAAGGTTGTGATGAAATTAGAGTTCCAGCAAACATTACTGGCTCTGCCAGCAATCCAGATGAAGGGGGAAGACCTCCAGGAGACCCAGATGAATAAAAAAGCACTATTAAATACTCTTGCAGATTACTTTATTACAAAAGGTAAGATTCTGACCAAGAGAGAATATATGCATGAAACTGATACTCCTATCAGACATGCCATTATTACCAGAGCTATTTCTTGGGGTAGACTTGAATCTATGATTAAAAGAAATCTACCTGAGAAATATGAACAAATTACTAAACCTATTGAGGTAGTAAAAGTTCCAAGTCAGTTATTTGCAAAGGGAAAATAATATGAACCTATTGCATTTAAAAACTCACTTAAAAGCCGTCCCTAGTGAGGATGGTAAAGTAAAGATTTCAGGATATGCTAGCACTAATGACAAAGATAGGGCTGGCGATGTGATTTTACCTACTGCCTGGAAAAGCGGAATCGGAAATTATTTAAAGAATCCTATCTTACTTTTTAATCATAACTATGACAGACCTATTGGAAAAGCAACTAATATTCATTTTGACGATAAAGGGCTTCAGATTGACGGTGAAATCATCGAAGCAGAAGCCGCCAACCTAATTAAAAATGATGTACTAAAAGCTTTCTCTGTTGGTTTTATGATTAAAGATGCGGATTATGATTCTAAGACTGATGTTTTTGTAATCAAAGAAGCAGAGCTATATGAGATCTCAGTAGTCTCTGTCCCTTGTAACCAGGATGCAGTATTTTCAGTAAGTAAATCTTTCGAGACGCCTTCTGAATACAGCGAATTTAAAAAACAATTTAGTTCAGTGGATACTGAAAATTCAGTAAATACTCAAGTTTCAGTTGAAACAAATAACAAGAAAGAGGAGAAAAAAATGGAGTTAAAAGATATCGAAGCAATGCTGAAGGACGTAGCGGCTGAAACAGCCAAGAGCCTACTAGCTGCTCAAAAAGAAGAGGCCGCCGCCGCTGCTAAAGCTGCTGATGAGGCCAAAGTTAAAAAAGAAGCTCTGCACGTTGAAGTTACTACTGCTGCTGAGCGTCTTTTTGCTGACGTTGAAAAACGTTTCGCTGAGAAGAATGAGTCCCTAGAGAGCATTGTTAATGAACTCAAGAGTGAACTGACCAGCAAGTCGGCTGAAATCGACAAAATGCGTGAGTCGAAGCGTCACTTCTCTGATCGTTCCAGTTCTACTACTGATTGGAAAAAAGAATTCGAAGTTGATATGTCGGATGCCTTTATTCTTGGTCTTGCCACTGGTAAAGGTTGGGACACTTCCCGCGCTAAAGGTTTAATGGAAAAAGTTAATGCTCATTCAGGTATTGCTGTTTCTAGTGCTGACTTCGAGCAAATCGTCTCTAGCAATATCGAGCGCGACATTCAAAATGCTCTAGTCCTTGCTCCTCTGTTCCGTGAAATCCCGATGACTTCGGCTTCTATGATTCTGCCGATTATGCCTGATTCTGGTTATGCTGAGTTCGTATCTACTCAGGTTACTGATGCTACCGCTCCTAAAGGTAACTTGGACCAACGTAGCGCTGCTTATGGTACTGAAGCTGGTATTGCTTTGGCAGAGCGTTCGCTCACCACTAAGAAACTTGTTTCGCTTTCGTATATGGGTAATGAGACTGACGAAGACGCCATTATTCCTATCCTTGGCCTGCTTCGCGATGCTATGGTTCGTTCACATGCCAGAGCTGTTGAGCAAGCAATTCTTGCTGGTAATAGTGCTGATGGTATCTATGGTACTAGTGGTGCTAGCTTCGATGGTCTGTTGTCTCTTGCTGCTGCTGACAGTGATTTCACTCAGCCTACTGGAACCTATGCTGCTACTGATGTTGTTACCGCTGCCGATCTTATGACTCTTCGTAAGAATATGGGTAAATATGGTCTGCGGCCTGAAGACGTTATTTATATCGTTTCTCAGGATGCTTACTTCAACTTGCTTGAGGACTCTGAGTTCCAGGATATGAACCTAGTTGGTGCTATGTCTACTAAGGTTAAGGGTTCGATTGGTAACGTTTATGGTAGTAATGTTATCGTATGTGATGAATTCGCGGCTAAAGCTGCGGGTAAATTTGGCGCTATTGCTGTTAATCCCCGCAACTATCTTATTCCTCGTCTGCGTGGCCTGACTATCGAAAGTGCTTACGAAACTGCTAATCAGCGCAGAGTTCTTGTTGCTACCCAACGTCTTGGCTTCCTTGATCTTATTGATGGTGCCACTTCTAAGTGGGGCTTCAAATACAAAGCAGCGGCTTAATATTAATTAATTTAGGGGCTGTTAATAGCAGCCCCTATTCTTGGACAAGTTGACTTATGAGTAATTTAATAACCCTAGATATTTACAAGCAAGCAAAAGCTCTTACAGGTACTAAGCAAGATGATGTGCTTAACCTCCTTATCAATTCTGTAAGTCAGCTTGTCAAATCATATTGTGGTAGAACTTTCAACGATTATGCGTTTGTTCCAAAGGAAGAATACCACAGCTTTGAGTACCCAACCTCTAAGCTTATTTTAGATGAATTTCCTGTTATTGAAGTAGGAGAGGTCTACACTCGGACCTCTCCTACTGAATCATATGTTTTGACTACTGACTGGGTTCTGAATAGAAACACCGATTCTCTGCACACTACTGTAGGCACATGGCCTCTGGGAATTGAAAGTGCCAAAGTTAGTTATTTAGCAGGGTACGAAGTTTTACCTACTGATCTAACTTTAGCAGTTATTGACTTAATAACTTATTATCTTAAAGAAGAATACAGGCATAGTAAGGCTCTTCAAGGAGCCACTATGAATTTTGCTCCTACTAGCTCAATTAGAGGAAATTGTGATTTCCCTGATCACATTAAAAGGGTTCTTGATCTGTACAGGCAGGTGTAGCTATGGACAGTAAGCACTTAAGTCTAGAAAGATTAGTAGATATTAGCTTCAAATCGTTTGAAGGTACTGATGCTTATAGACACCTTTATGCCAACACTAAGACCCATGAATTCTACATTGCTAAAACTGCGCTCCAAAATCAAGTAAAAGCCAGTTTAGGCACTGAAGATAAAAATGATGCTTTAGCCGTATCTAATCTAGTCTATGAAATAATTTTCAAAAAACTACCTTCTATATTTGTAGAACGAGAGGGGAAAGATAAGACATACTCAGTAAAGTATATCAAGAATACTTCTCAAGTCTTTCATGTACTTATTACAGCTCCTTCGACCTCAAGTGATATTTATAAGTGGATTTTTAGAAAACTTTCTTCTCCTAAAAAAGAGCTGTATAAGGCTGTAGAAAGATACAATAAGTCCAAAGTCAGTCAACGAGACTTCTTACACTTATCTCATGAAGGTGGTTCTCAAATATCATATAATATGGCTTTTCAGGTATTAGGTGATATCATAGATGTATATACTTCTAGACCTGGGTATAGTAGAAAAACCTTAAATGAATTCGTAGTACAAGCTACAGCTGATTTAAATAAGATCATAGGAACAAACTTTACGAAAGCCAATACTAATGTATCTTTTATAACTTATAGAGCTGGAGCCACCAACTTAGCCTTAGCAAAACAAGACAAGGCAGTAGGAGATAAGTTAAAGAACAAACTAAAGAGTCTTGCAGTAGATTTTTCAGCACCTCTTCTAGTTCAAGCTATTGATAAGAGTTTACTAGATGAAGTAACAAACTCTAAAGAGTTTAAAAACTCTGCCGGTAAGGTCATAAATCGGAAGGTGTATGACTTATCTAAAGCTGGAAATAAAGCTAGTAAGTCAAAAAAGACCACTACTACAGAGTCAAAGACTACTCCAGAGCAATATAAGTCTCAACAGATTAAATTTGGTTCACAAGACAACTTAACTTCATTAAGGGCTATTTTAGTTAAATTGAACATGTACTTACCCTCGGTAGTTCAATCTAATATGGGAAAATTAGGAGCTTTAAGATATCGTACGGGTAGATTTGCACAATCTACTTATGTAACAGATGTCAGCATTCTAAATAATACTCCTAATATTAGGTATTCTTATATGCTGAACCCTTATCAGACTTTTGAACCTGGATTTGCACAAGGGTCAGAAAGTAGAGACCCAAAAATCCTGATAGAAAAGTCTATTAGACAGATTGTTACTTCGATGATAAAAACTAAATACAATATGGAAAGAGTAGGATAGAAATGAGCAATAGAATCTATACAAGTAGACGAATGGCCATCGTCAATGCTTTAGCTGAAAAGTTAAAAATCATTGATGGTACCTCTACCTACAACTCCAATTTAGAAAATAGAGTTTCACCAAGACTTTTGTTTTGGGATGAAGTGGATGAATATCCTTCAGTACATCTAAATGCTGGCTCTGAAGCTAGAGTCTATCAAGGTGGAGGGTATAAAGATAGATACCTCACTGTTAGAATTAGAATTTACGTAAAAGAAGAAAATGCTGTAGACGCTTTAGAAGGCGTTATCGAAGATATAGAAACTGTGTTAGAAGATTCTAGCCGTCTAGCCTATAATGATAGGCAAGGTGTGACTCAATATGCACAGC